ACTCCAGCGTCTTCTTGGCCTTGTTGAACGAGTCGTTCCAAACGTTGCCCGCGGCCTGCGCCCCGCTTGCCATGAACAATACCGCCAGCACAGCGGCGAGGACATGTTTGCCCATACGGATACCTCCCGAAGATGTCCGTATGGTATATAGATTTATCTATACAAAATAGTAAATAGTTGTCGCCGTAGCTAGGTGGGGGGGCCGAACCGTCCATCTGAGCGCTACGGAACATCCGGGTATGAGGGAAAAAGAATAGCGTCTTCCATCACATGGCGATGAGGGCTGTGCCTTTTTTAAGTACCCCTTTCCCCGTACAAAAGCCCCGTCCGCGGATAAAACGGACGGGGCTTTCTCACTTCTTCAAATACCGGGAAGGAAACAGTATCGCCTCAATGAGCATGACCTTCTGGAAATTTCCTTCCGGGTCGTCCGTGCGATCGCATTCGGCGCGGACGGCTTCAAGCCGGATGGGGCGGGCTTGCCCGGCCATGCTTACGAAGTCGCGAGCGTGGATGTCGCAGATTTGCCAGATATGCATGGATTGCAGGTTGTCGGGCAGGAGTTCCGTTTCCGATGAGGTACAGGCGCCGCAGGGAGGTTCCAGCCCGTCGAGCGCCCATGTCTCCCGGCATTCGTCACAGCTTGGCGCGTTGTCCGCTAGGCGTCCGCACCAGTCCCGGAGTTTTTTTCTTCCGCCGCCTTCACGAAAGAGAGTTCGCTGGACACACAGGAATAGATGATCCCCATGAGGTTGGGGTTCACTTCCCACAGTTCCTTGATCATCTCCTTGGAAAAGGGGATGGGCGAGCCGTCCTCGAATTCCAGCCCTTCCCATCCGGAGAGGGCGCGTTGCAGGTGCAGGATCTTGAAGCGGCGATCCATGAGTTCGGGGGTGCGCTTCTCGTTGCCGTTGAAGGTGCGGGACTTGACCCGGATGGTATCCAGCTCGGTTTCCGTCAGGATGCGGGCGTACACGCCGGAATCATCGGGAAAGCATTTGATGAAGGCGGTATCTTTGGCGGTGGCGTCGTTCACGAATTTCATGATGTTGATCCTTTGGCTGAAAGTTGAAGTGGTTCTTGGAGAATGGCCCCGCCGGAAAAGGAGGCGGCGGGAGCCGGAGCTATTCGAGGATGATTTCCACGGCGTCCTCAAGGGTCACGCCGAGGATGTCGGAGGATTGCGAAAGGGTAACGGTCGCGGAATCGGCGTTGATGGCGGGCATCTTGTTCTTGATGCGGGGGCAGGACACGACGACCTTGCGGCCTTCCTCGCTGCCGAATTCCGCGTCGAACCGGACTTCCTTGCCTTCGCTGCCTTCCCTGAGCCGTTTGGCGGCGTTGTTGCGCATGTAGTATTCAAAATCCACGCTGGAGGCCCGCATGGTGTCGATGGGCTGGCCGGGGAAGCGGTCGCCAAGCTCGTCGGTAAACTCTGTGGGCGTGGAGAACTTGATGGTGCAGGAGCGCATTTTTCCGGCTGTCCCGTCGATGCGGATAACGGAATCGGCGTTTTCCAGTTCATTGCCGATGGCGGGGCCGTAGGGCATCCACCACGTTACCACGTCATCCACGGCCCATGCGCCGGAGATGCCGGGCGCGACGGTCTGCGTGTTCGTCCGTTCGTCCACGGCGGTCACGGCGTAGCCCTTGCTGGAATTGTCGTCCGACTTGGTGACGTTCTGGATTTTCTGCCCAGTAAAGAAGACCTTCGCGTCCTCGACGACGATGGAAGTCGCGAAAGCCTGCGCCTCAGCCCCCACGGTTGAAGACTCGGCGTCCGGTAGGCTTCAAAGGCCACCAGCGCGACGGTACTCCGGGCGTACTCCGCATACAGGGCGCACATCTCCGTCATGGCCTTGTCGAGTGCGCGGGCGTCGGACGTGCTCAGGCGGTCGAGTGCGGCCATGCGGCGTTTGATGTCCTGGCGGCGGCTTTCGATGGCGGCAATGTCCACGGCTACCCCCTGCGGATCAGGATGTTGTGGACCAGTGCCGTATCCCCCGGGGCCACGGGTGCGGAGTCCACGACGCTCCATGTTTCGCCGTCCATGATGATCTGGTCGGGGACGGCGGGCACGGGAAGGTCGGAGGCCGCGGCGAGGATGATGCAGTCCCCAAGCTGTATGGGCAGTTCCGGGTTTTCTTCGATTTTGGCATTCTTCCGTATGCCCTTGAACGGGGTATCCTTGATCGAAGGTTCATAACGCATGGTCTGATCGTTGTAGACCTGTCCATCCTTCTTCTGACGGTAGAGCATCCGTTTGCCGAACTTGTTGATCAATTGGCGTGCGGTCCTGCCCACGCTGGCGTACAGGGATGCGCTCATCCTCTTCCCACCTCCATGATGCCCCCGCCCTTGCCCGTGCAGACGGTACCGAGCCCGGCGAGCAGGCCGGACAGGGAGGGGAATACTGTTTCCGCCGGGGCCGTGCCGTTGTAGGCGATGCTGATCACGTCCACGCTCAGGCTGGCGATGTCCCCGCCCCGGTCGAGCGGCGCGAGGTAGTCCTGTTCGACGAAGAAGCCCGCCAGTTCGCAGCAAGCCTCGACGACTTCCGCCGGGATTTCATCCGGGGCTATTTCCCCGTCCTGCGTGACCACGCCAGACCGGGGCCACGCCATGCGCTGCGAGCGGGAAGCCTTGCGCCCATTCCACATAACCTTGCGGTTGAGCCAGTCAGAGGCGCGGATCAGCGCAGCCTCCTTCTGGACTTCCGCCAGTTCGTCCGTCCATGCGGCCGTCAGCCGGGCGGCATGGTAGGCGTCGGCATCGGCAACGCTGGCGAAGCTGTTGGCCCCGGCGGGCAGGGTGCCGTCTTCAACGATGAGGGGCATGGTTTTCTCCTTGAAGTCCCGTTTTGGGGTTCCGGGCGGGGGCGGAGGGTATTCCCCCGCCCGGTCGAAGCGCGGGGCTACTTGCCCTTGCGCTTCTTTTTCCTGGGGGTGCAGGTCATGGCGGTGTCTTTGCCGTTGGGGTTACGCTTGCGGCTGCCCGGGGACGTCACTGCCGGCGCGGGCTCCGCTGGCGGCGAGGACATGGGCCAGCACGTCGGCCTTGGCGGTGATCGTCGCGGGAATGGCGATGCCGTGCGCCTTGGCATGGTCACGCAGCTCCGCCAGCGTCATCAGGTCAAGAGGCTTGTTTGCGTTTGGCTCGGCGGAGGAGGGCTCCGGCGTGGCGGTCGTGACTTCCGAGTTCCAGAGCTGGTGCTTCGACGGATCGAAATCGGCCTCGTTGATGACGATGAACCCGCTCGCCGTTTCCACGCTCCTGATCCTCACTGTGCTGATGTGCATGGAGCCTCCTACCCGGCGATGCGGCAGCCGAGTTCCCGGCGCACCACGTCCGCGCCGTACAGGATGTCATAGCTGAACCGGGTGCGCTTGTGCTCGCGGGAGACTTCCAGACGGAGGGACAGGCCGGAAACCGGGTCCACGGCGGACTGGATGAGGTTGCCGAGGCCGTTGGCGGAATCCATCAGCGGGCGCGTGGCGAAGGCGATGGCGTCGCGGTGGAAGGCGAGGTTCATCACATGGGAACCGGATACCGTGACGGCTTCCGAGCCCGTGGTGGCCCTGGCGAGGCCGGGATAGATTTTCACGGCGGTGTTGCCCACGGCGAGCGAGACGGCTTCCGTGACCACATAGGTCTGGGCGTCGCCCGCAATGGTCAGGATGTCGCCTTCCTTGAGGCCGGCGGCGTTGGTGGCCTTGGCGAGGCTCACCACCTGCGCTCCGGCCTCGTTCGCGCCGTTCACGGTGAGCGCGCCTTCGGTCATGACGCTGGCCTCGAAAGTGGGCACCTGCTGGTCCATCGCCCAGTCGAAGCCGTACTTGCGCCCGATGGTCCCGTCGATGATGGGCCGCGCGTCGCCGGACTTGCTCACGTCCGCGAACCCGGACAGGCCGAGCGCGGCGGCCTCGGCGTCGGGGTCCAGCACGATGCGCCGATCATTGACCGGGGCAAGCTGGCGGTTCAGCACCTTGCGGGCGTTGGTGGCGTCGACCACGGTGGAGAAGGGCGTGGTGCCGGGCGTCCCGACCATGCCGTAGAACTTGCGGCCCAAGCCGAGCAGGGTGGCGTTCACGTCGTTGGCGATGGCTTTGACCGCTTCGCTGGCCTGCATGGGGATGACGCCGCGATTGGCCTCCATCAGATCCTTGTCGGTCAGGTAGAAAGGCGCTTCCATCCAGCGGTCGAGCTTGATGGTGGCGGACACGGGGCTGATGTCGCCCGTGTCCTGCGAAGTGGCCCCCGGCGTGACGGCCTGCGCTTTGATCGCAGAGGGGATGGGCACGTCAATGCTGGCCCCCTGCTGCGCGGCAAGGTTGCTGTAGTCCGAGTTCACGAGGCGGGGCATGACGCAGGTGCCGCGCAGGGCGAGCAGGCCCTGTGCGAGCAGCTTGTCGACGACTTTGGACAGATCGTTCATGGAAAAATCCTCTTGGTGCGCGCGGCTACTGGGCCGCGACGGTTACTTCGCCCTTGGCGATGGCTTCAAGGTTGGCTCCGAAGGCGCTCATGTCGCCCTTGGGGATGATTTTTGCGCCGGGGGCGTACGCGGAGTTGGGATGGCTGCCGGAGCCGCCGTCCGGGGCCTTCAGGATGCGGTCCTTCATGGGGTATTTGTCGATGATGGCCTCAAGCGCCTCTTCGGGCGCGGCGAAGGTGCCGGGATCGGAGCGGCTGAAAATGGGCTGGCCGTTCATGGTGGCAACCACGTGCAGCTCGCCGTTTTCCTCCTTCACCTCGAAATGCCTGCCGAACGAGGCGTAGGCCACGTCGGAGGGAAGCACGGTCTTGTCCTTCAGGAACGCGCTGGAATGGAAGATGCCCTTGACCAGCAGCGTGCGGATGGAGGCTTCCTTGGCGGCCAGCCTGTCGGCGGAATCTTTCTTGGAGTCGGCGAGGGCCTTTTCGAGATCGGAAATCTTTCCGTCATAGGACTTCTTGATTTCCATCTTGAGGTCGTCGACTTTTCCCGCGTCGATGAGCTTCCCGGCGTCAAGGTTGGCAACGGTTTCCAGGGCGGCCTTGGCCTTTTCCGGGTCAATGCCGTCAAACGCCTTGAGCTGGCTGGTCAGGGCGTCGATGTCCTTGTGCCGGCCGGCTGATTCTGCGTTGACGGCGGAAATTTTGTTCACGAGGTCGGGGACGTTATACGCAATCTCCGCACCGTCTTCGGCAACCCATACGGGGAAGCCGCCCTTCACCACCACATGGCCGTTTTCGTCGAGCTTGAGTTTCATGGTATCCTTCTCGGTTCGGGTTAGGACTTCACGCCGGGGTATTCCTTGGCATCACGCCACGATAGGCGGGCAGGGCCGCATAATTGGGCATGAGTATAGACCCGCAGCAGGGATGTGCCGCAAGGGGTTGTTTGAGTGTTTTTGTGGAGGGAAAGAATTGACAGGAAGGATGGAGACAGTATATATTCTGTTTATCGTAATACGAAGGACGTTGTATGATTGCCAACTTCAAGGACAAAGAAACACAGCATCTTTTCGAAACAGGCGAACATCGTAAGCTAGGTGATGCGGTACGTTCGGCGGTACGGAAATTGAGGATTCTACATGCGACAACCAAGCTGGAATCTTTGCGAATACCCGCCGGGAACAGGCTTGAAGCCCTGCGCGGAGATCGGGCGGGGCAGTTCAGTATCCGCGTCAATGACCGCTGGCGTATCTGCTTCACATGGGAAGACGGAAACGCGTATGATGTCGAAGTAGTAGATTATCATTAGGAGGAAATATGCTTGCTATCCATCCCGGAGAAATTCTCCGCGAAGAATACATGGCCCCGCTCGGCTTGAGCGCGAATGCCCTTGCCATCGCCCTCGGCATCCCCGCCACACGGATTCATGAAATCCTGCACGAAAAGCGCGGCGTCAGCACGGATACCGCCATGCGTCTGGCCCGGTATTTCGGGACTGACATGGAGATGTGGATCAACTTGCAGGCGCAGTATGAAGCCTGCCTTCTGGAAAGGGAAAAGGGGCAGGAGTTCATGCGGATCATCCCGCATCGGGCTGTACAGGCTTCCCTTCAGTAGCTATGGAAAAGTATACCTATCGCGTCATTTGGTCGGAAGAGGATCAGGAGTTTGTGGGGCTGTGCGCCGAGTTTCCCAGCTTGTCATGGCTGGAAGAGGAACAGGACGCGGCCTTGCATGGAATCGTCCGGCTTGTCTCGGATACGTTGAAGGACATGGAAGCGAACAAGGAGCCGATCCCTGAGCCGCTTTCCCTTCGCAAGTTTTCCGGGAACTTTGTCGTCCGCACGACGCCTGAGATGCACCGTCAGCTTGCGATCCTCTCCGCAGAGGCGGGAGTCAGCCTGAACCGCTATGTGAATAGCCGATTGCTGTAGAAAAAGTAGGAGTGCGATACCTAGCCAGCGGAGAGGCGTACACTCTGATCTATTCTGGTAGAGCTCGTGCCCAGTGAGGGGAAGTTCCATTGTTGACAAAGTTCCTTGGGCGACCGATATCTAGAAATATATAATAGAGGAAAGGAACGGTTAATCATATCCATCCGAGAGATTTTGTGTTACTCTTGGACTACAAATAGGGAGTCTATACCCCAAAACAGCTTCCGCTCATAATTCTTGAGGAATATTGTTCCCGAGCGACTCCAGAAGTAGACCTTCAACTGTAGTCTTGCCGTAGGGTGATTGAGCAAAAACTCCGGCAATCATCGAAGGAGAAAAGAAGTGAAAAAAACGATCATAGCCTTTGCAGTGTTGGGTATTCTGCTCTTGGCCAGCATCGGCGCCTATGCCTCGTCCATATCCGACAAACAGGCCCAGGCATGGGAACAGGCACTGAAAGGCGAGAGCCGGGCGGATCTCCCTGAGTGGATATTCCATGGACTTACGGCACTTGGAACGGCCAATATGGTACAGTGCAATGGTGAAACATATCTTGTCAGGCAGCAATGCAAACCGCATGATTGCGGCAATAATTTCATTATCAGCGCCTACCAGCCTTCATCTCAAAAAGCTTGGGGAATGATAGTTGAAGTGAAAGATGTACCTGAAGCAATAGATACCCCGAGTAACTATGCCCGTTATATATTTATCGGCAAGCCGGACAAGGCGATCCAATTTCTTCTGATGGAGCAACTAAAGGAAGATCCCAATTGGAAGTAAGCGAGTCATCACGCTTTGATGATATAATCACCCTTGGCCTTTCTTCCCGGGCTCCTTGCCTTTGATCTTCACCGTCGCCTCGCCCACATCATACGACTCGTTGTATTTCGCCTCGATTCCGTCCTCCTTAGCTCCAAGCCACCGGGCGGCGAGCTTCCAACAGAGGGCTTCCGCGCTGCCGCTGCGCCGGGCGAAGCTGGCAAGCTGCGTGTCGAGCTGTGTTTTGTCGATGGCCTTGGACTCGGCGGATTCTCCCACGGCGGATTGCGGACGGACCATACGAAGGGCGATTTCCCGCACGCTGGCCTCGTCGCGGGCAAGGGCTTCGGCTTGCGCCTGAAACGCGGTGCCCGACGGCTCCACGTACTGCGCGGTGATGCCGCCCGGTTCCGTGCTCATGAGGGCGTTGGAGCTGGCGACCACGAACGTGTCCCAATGCTCCTGGCTTACGCCGCCCACATTGAGCAGAGGGACGGCCCGGTCGAACAGCATCTTGTCGAGTTCCGAGTCCCGTCTGTAGATGCGCAGGATCAGGGAGAGCACGTCGTCCGTAGCGGGGAGCCCGGTCATGGGGGAGATCGGCTCGAACAGGAACGGCACCAGCGGTACGGCGCCGAGCCCGTGCCTGCGCTCGCCGTTTTCGGACAGAGCGTACTCGGTGTTTTCCTTGTCCTTCATCGGGCGGCGGTAGCGCGTCCATGAGTCCCGCGTCCAGACGGTCAGGGTTTCGTAACGGAGCGGGGCGGCGAAGGCTGCGGGGTGCTCCATCTCTTCGCTGTGGACGACCGCCCACGCGAGGCCCTTGGCGTCCATCCCCCAATCCCATACGTCGTCTGGGCTGATAGAGGTGAAATAAGGGGTCATACGGCGACCGCTGGCCCTGTCCTCCGCCACGGTTTCCCCTTTCTTTTGTTCCATGTCCACTTTTCCCGCTTGACGATGCCCTTTGCCACTTCCCGGCTGGACATGCGGAGCCCCTCATTGGGGACGACGCGCCCGGCGCTGCCGCGCTTGGCCCCGTACCACTCGGCAAAGCGGATCAATGCCCCACGGGGGTAGAAAACGCCGTCCGGCGCTGCCGCGCTTGGCCCCGTACCACTCGGCAAAGCGGATCAATGCCCCACGGGGGTAGAAAACGCCGTCCGGCGCTGCCGTGCCGTCCGCCGACCGGAAGCAGTACCAGCCTTTGGGGACGGCGAACGGCCTGATGACGTTCCGATTAGGCGACCATACGTCCCCGAAGAACGCCCCGGCGACTATGTTCCAGTCTCCGTTGAGCCATGCGCGCCGCAGGTTGTCGTCCGTGATGGATTCCAGACGAAGGAGGTACTTCGGGTCCGCCTCGATGAGGTGCTTGTTGTCGTAGATGGTGGCGGGGATGAATACCCGCTTGCTGCCCGCGGCGTCCGTGATGGGCGTGAAGGACGGGGCGGGATCGATGAAGTACCGTTTGACCCACAAGTGCCCGACGCCGAGCGGGTTGGCCGTGCAACGGATGAGTTTGGGGGCCTGCGGGTTGCTGGAGCGGCAGAAGCCCTTGGCAGTCTCTACACGTCCATGCTCGGCTTTCCGGTGGGCATTCCGGCAATCTCCTCGGCGTCCATCGCCTTCTTGATCACGCAGCTCCCGCATTCGCAGGGTCTTGAGGGTTTCCCTGAGCGTCGTCAGAGGATTGATGTCCAAACTGTCGCGATAGGAAAGTTCCTCCGGCGTTATGGTCGAGGCGAGGAGCGTCTCGTACTGCCCGGTCTTGAGGGCATTCTTCGAGCCCTTGGGGCACCACCCTTGCGGCGGGAG